AAAAGATGGAGAAAAATTTTATGAAGCGTGTCTTGGAGAGTTCTATTGTAAAGACTGTGTCAAAGAACAAACTTTAACTTATTTTACTGTTGATTCTGAACCTATAGGAACAAATGAAGACACAGGTATTTACTTTAATCACAAGCAATTAAAAGAAGAAATTGAGCAAAAAATTAAAGAGATCAATAAATGTATAGAGATTTACAAAAATGATAAGACAAGAGGTGGACAATTTACATTTAATTTCTTTAAGGAAAGAAAAAGACTACTAGAAGAAAAACTACAAGAATTTAAATAGGAGGAGTTATGGACATTAAAAATTTAACTGCTGAAGAAAAAGAGGCATTAAGAAAGCAATTTTTAGAAGAAGAAAAAAGTAAGGAAGCTAAAAGAAAAGAAAAAATAGAAGCTTATAAAAAGCTTGTTGATGAAACAGTAATGAGTTCAATAAAGAAAGTGAAAGAAGTTTCAGCACAAATTGCAATGACTAAGAAAGAAGTATTTGATGACTTTAAAAGTATAACAGAATTAAAAGCTGAATTATATGGAGTAAAAGAGAATCAACAATCTCACACATTTACAACAACTGATGGGAAAATATCTATAACATTAGGTTATAGAATGCTTGACAGTTTTGATGATACAGTTCATTCAGGCATAGAGAAGGTTAAAAGCTATATTTATAAATCAGTTCAGGATGAAAATAGTCATTTACTTGAAATAGTAAATTTGCTATTAAAGAAAGATAAAAACGGTAACTTGAAGGCTTCAAGAGTTATGGAACTAGAAAAAATAGCTGGAAATATAGATGATCCTGAACTAATTGAAGGAGTTCAAATAATAAAAGAAGCTTGGAAACCTCAGAAGTCTAAGACATTTATTGAAGCATACTATAAAGATGAAAATGGGAACAAAGTCAATATTCCTCTTTCTATGACTACAGTAATGGAGGAGAAAAATGAAGGAAATAAAGAAACATCAAATTAAATATATTCATACTTTAAAGCATAAAGCAGGCTTAAAAGATGAAGATTATAGACTACTTTTAAAAAGTAAATTTAATAAAAATTCTAGTAAGGATCTCAGTTATAATCAGGCTGAGATTCTTATAAAAATCTTAGATAGATTAATTAATGACTATGCAACAGAGAAGCAAAAAAACAAGTTAAATTCACTATATAGCAAAGTTTTCAAGGAAAAAGATAAAAAAGAATTTATTGAACATTATCTTGGAAAAGATAAAACAATGGATAATATGACAGTAAAAGAGTGTAGTAAATTAATTTATGTTCTGGAAGAGATACTTGAATGGCAAGAGAAAAGAAATAAAAGTGGAGGAAATAATGAATAAAAAGAATACTAAAAAATTTATAAAAAGAATGATAGATAATTATATAACAATTTTACCTTGTAAATTTACAGATGTAACTTTTGATAATGGAGAATTAGCAATGTTTACATCTAAAAAGCCTCTTGGTTTAGGGAAAAGTATAGTAGTAAAACAATTTATAAGAGGAAAAATAACTGGAAAAGTAAAATCTTTAAAAAGATTTAAAACTAATAAATATGGTGGTTGGACAATGCTTATTGCTGTTGAAAGTGTTGATAGAGATGATTGTTTAGAGTTAGAAGGAATATAAAATGTGGAAGTGTAAGATGTGTGGAGGAACTAAATTTGTAGCAACTATCATTGCAGAACAAGAAGGGGAATTTGATGAAAGTGGAGAATTTGAAGCTGAATTTGATACAGATATAAGTCAAATATTGGAAATAAAATATTTTAATTGTTGTAAATGTGGTTCAGAATTTGATGATATTAAAGAAATAGCTGATTGGGAGGAAGATTAATGAAAGAAATTAATATAACAAAACATGCTCTAATGAGATATGCCTCAAGAGTACATAATGCAAATATTGTAAGTGATAGAACTTGGGATATCTGGAAAAAAGCAAATGAAGAAAAAATTCAAGAATTAGAAACAAATTTAAAATTTGAATTAGGAAGACTAGAATATATCTGTACTGCTTCTTATGATAAACATAAAAAAGCTGAATTCTATATAAATAAAGAAAAAATGATGACTTATGTAATTGTAGAATCAAATTTAGTTACTTGTTATCCTATAAATTATGACTTAGATGCTGAAGGGAACAAGGCAATTTTAGATATTTTACTAGAAAACTTAAAAAGAGCTAAAATTGCTGAGGATAATTTTGAAGATAATTACTTCAAAGAAAGGGATAATTTAAAGCAAGAAAAAGAATTAATTCAAGCAGAGATAGAACTTTTAAATTCTAAATTAAAAAAATTACAAGACAGAAAAGCAGGAATTGAAAGTAGACAACTTGAAATAATTGGAGAACAACAAGAACTAAGAGATATTATAAAAGTAGCTGAAGAAAAGATAGTGAGGAGTAAATTAGCACTATAATTATAAGGATTAAAAATGGAAAGTAAAGAAGTTTTGGAACTTATAAGAGAAGCAAAAAAAGGGAATAATGAAGCTATTGAAACATTAATTGAAAGGTACTTGAACACTGTTAGAAAGATTAATCATAAGTGGGGGAACACGGATGATGGATTTCAAGAAGGAGTTTTAGGAGTATATCAAGCAATTAAAACTTATGATGAAAGCTATAATACAAAGTTTATGACACATCTGTATTTTTATGTAGAAGCTAAAATAAGGAAATATATAGATAAAGAAAGGTATAGAGTACCTCAGTATGTCATAGAGAGCATTAAAAAGGGTGAACAAGAAAGAGTTTATTTTTCAGGAATTGAAGATCTTGAAATTGGAGATGAAAATATAAAAATAGATAATTTAGAAAATAAAGTACTTATAGAAAATTTACTAAGTTGTTGTACAAAGAAAGAAAGACAAATATTGGATCTCTTATTTTTTAAAGGTTATTCAGGAGAGGAGATAGCTAAAAAACTTGGAATGTCAAGGCAATGGGTTCATAGTATGAAACATAGAGCATTTGAAAAAATTAGAGAGAATATAAGATAAAAGAGAGGTCTAATCCTCTCTTTTTAATTGAATTTCTTTTTTTAAAATTAAATTTTTTAATTCTTCTAAGTCATCTAAAGTAGCATGATTATTAATAAAACTACGGGCTGTTGAACGGTATGATAAATATTGATTTTTTTTTGGATTTTTCTCTCTATACGACTTATTTGCTTTTTTTTGAGATTCTGATACAGCCATAAAGTCCTCCTTTTACACAAATTTTAAAATAATAGATACTGTAACTGCAATGATTCCTAAAACTAAAATTAATATTTGAATTTTTTCTTTAGACATAGTATAATTGAGTAAGAGATAAGGTACTTGGGGAATTTCTTCCCCTTTCCCTTTGATGTTTTAGAAGAATAACTGGAAGAGTTCTATAATTACTTTAACTATTTCTAATATGGCGAGTATTATTGATAGTGTAATTAAGATTTCTTCGGTTGTTCTTTTTTTCTTTTTCCTACTCACTTTCTCACCTCCTTATGTATTTATTATACACCATAGTATATAAAATGTCAAGCTTTTTTTATTGAAAATTAAAAAATAATATGATATATTTTAATATATTTAATCATTTTATTAAGGGGGATTGTTTATGTTTGGAATATTTGGTGAAAAAGGAATTTGCTCAATTTGTGGAAAAGAAAAAACAAGTAAAAAACTAAATGATGGTTTTGTATGTAGTAAATGTCTGGATTTATGTGGAAATAATAGAAATACTTTTAAAAAATTACAAGAAACAACAAAAAACGAAATCCTTGAAGAAATTGAAAAAGAAAAACAAGCAAACTTAGATATTGCTAATTTTGTAGAAACAAGAGGAGTAGGAAAATTAATAAAGTTTGATGATAATGCAAAGAAAATAATATTTCCTAAAACATTGTTAAGAAAAGCTAGAATTTATAATTATTCTGAGGTATTAGAATATGAAATTCTTGAAGATGGAAATACTATAACAAAAGGTGGACTTGGAAGTGCAATAGTTGGGGGGGCACTTTTTGGTGGAATAGGAGCAGTAGTTGGAGGACTTACTGGTGGGAAAAAAGCTAAAGAAGTTGTTAAAAGCTTGAAAGTAAAAATTGTCTTAGATAATAAGATAGTCCCAGCTGAATATATTGAGTTATTAACAACTGAATTCAAAAAAGATGGTTTTGTATATAGAGCAGCAAAAAAGCAAGCTGAAGATATAGTTGCTATACTAGCTTCAATTGTTAGTGAAAATGAAAAAAATCAAGTTAATAATTCTAATGTACAAAATACAAATGATCCAATAACAGAAGTAAAAAGATATAAAGAACTTTTAGATAATGGAATTATCACACAAGAAGAATTTGAAAAAAAGAAAAAAGAATTGTTGAATTTATAAAAATAAAGTTCTAATATTTCATAGAAAAGGAGGGAGCTAAGGATGTCTAAAAAATATTTGAGTGTTGCTCAAGTAGCAAAAAGATTAGGTGTCAGTACAGAAACTGTATATAATTACTGTAAAAGAGGTCTTTTAGGTGGGCAATACATAAAAAATAATAAAAAAGGGACTTGGAAAATTGATTTAGAAAGTCTTGAATTGTTAGAAAAAGAAAGCACCTTTAAAAGCTCCCGCCAAATAAAAAAAGAATTAAACTATAGTTTATTTTAACAAAAAAGGAGAATGTAAATGTCTGATTTTGAAAAACTTTTAGCTTTTGATAAATTATCAACAGATTTGAATGAAGAAGCTAAAAAAGAATTGGCTAATTTTTTAAATATTGATTTAGAAAGTTTTCAAAAAAGAATAGAAGGAAAACATAAAGAATATGAGTTTATATTAGCAGTATATTTAACAAAAAAATTTAAAAAAATTGTAGCATATGATGAAAGTATTTCACAAATTTCTGGAGAAAATACAGTTGACTATAAAGTGATTGATGAAAAAGGAAAAAATTACATTATAGAAGTAAAACATACTAGTAAAAATATTTTTTCTTTAAGTGAAAAACAAATATCTGAAAAAATCAAATTTGCAAAGTCAGAGAATGCTGAATTATTCTTTGCTATTTCAATAAGAGGATTTTGGATGCTTTTTACTGCAAATTATTTAAAAAAGGAAAAGAAAATTTCAATAGAAAAAGACTTAAAAAAATCAAAACTTTATGAATTTTTGGGAATAACTACTTATTTATTTACAGCAGGAATAAAAATTGTAACTGTTTATTCTAAAAAGGATCCCATTAATTTAGGAATTGAAAATCAGCAATATGGAAAATTAATTTCTTTTGAATTTTTTTATAAAAATAAAAAAATATTTGAAGTTAATCCTGATAATCGTGATTTTTTTTCACTTATATTTTTCTTAGAAGGTTTTTTTGATAAAATAAAAGAAGTTTCTCAAAAAGTTATAAGTGGAGAAGATAAAACATATATGATAGAATATTTTGATGATTTCTTTACTTTTGTAAATGAAATAGAACTTTTACTTTCTCCTATTAAGCATAGAACATATGATGACAATAAAAAATATACTATTCCTATTTATTTTAATAAATTAATAGAAGGAAAAGAAAGTATAGATAAAAATGTTACATTAGAAAAGATTCGATATGCTATAGCATTTTTAGTAAAAAAGAATGTTCTTATTTATCATACTCCAAATATGAAAGAAATATATCAAGTAAGTTTAATGTGATTTATAGTAAAAAGATTGGTAAAACCAGTCTTTTTTTATTTTCTTTATATTTTTCCAATTTTTCCAAACATTTATAAAAGAAAAAAGTTATAACAATATAGAAACAAAAATAATGGAGGTGCTTTATGGATTTAGAGTTATTAAAAGCTAAAAAACTATATGCACAAGGAAAAACAGCAAAAGAAATAGCTAGTGCTTTAAATAAATCATTAGGCACTATCTATCGTTGGATAAAAGATAACAAAGAAGAATTTGAAGAAGCTAGGAAACTAGCAGGAATGACTTTAGATGATGTAGTTGATTTACTTGATGAGACTCACAAAAAAATATTAATAGAAATCTCTAAAAATCCTGAACAATTTCGAGATCCAAAAACTGCTGATGCTTTAGTTAAAGTTGCAAGTGTTGTAGAGAAAGTAACAGCAAGAAGCGAAAAGAAAAAAGAAGAAGCTAAAAAAGAAGTGGAAGAAGAAAGAGGGGTGTTGATAGTTGATAATCTCTAAGAAAAAAAGGGAAATTAAACAAGTATCAGAAGTATTAACACCAAAATTTCATGAAGTTTATAAAGCTTGGAAAAGTAATAAGTACACAAAAATAGTCTGTAAAGGCGGAAGAGGATCCGCTAAATCAAGTAATATAGCTTTAATGTTGACACTTGATTTAATTAGAAATCCTCTAAATATAGTTTGTATTAGAAAAGTTGGTGAAACTTTAAAGAAGTCTGTTTATGAGCAAATAAAATGGGCAATTAAGCAATTAGGAGTTGAAGACTATTTTGAATATAAGTTAAGTCCTTTAGAAATCAGATACACAGAGAGAGGAAATAAATTTATATTTATGGGAGTTGATGATCCACAAAAAAGTAAATCAATAGTTGATTCAAGTTTTCCAATTACAGAATATTGGTTTGAGGAATTAGCCGAATTTAAAAATGAAGATGAAGTAGAAATGGTACTTGATTCAATATATAGAGGAAAATTAAAAGATAATTTAAGGTATAAAGGTTTTTTCTCATATAACCCACCAAAAATGAAGCATAATTGGGTAAATAAGAAATACGAATATACTTTTAAAGAAGATGATGAAATATTTGTACATCACTCAACTTATCTAGACAATCCATTTATTTCAGATGATTTTGTAAAACGAGCTGAAGCAGTAAAGTTAAATAACCCTATGAAATACAAGCATACATACTTAGGAGAACCTATTGGAAATGGAATAGTTCCTTTTGATAATTTAGAAATTAGAACTATTAGCAATGAAGAAATAAAAGGACTTGATAGATTTAGAAATGGAGTTGACTGGGGGTATGGAGTTGATCCAATGGCATTTGTTCGTTGGGGATATGATAAGAAAAAGAGGATAATCTATGCTATTGATGAGTTTTTTGGAGTAGGAATTAAAAATAGAGAATTAGCTGCTTTTATCATATCAAAGAATTATGATGAATTAGTTATATGTGATAGTGCTGAACCAAAAAGTATAGATGAACTTAGAGAATATGATATCAGTGCTACAGGAGCTAAAAAAGGAGCTGGGAGTGTTGAGTATGGAGAAAAATGGCTTGCTGATTTAGAGGCAATAGTAATTGATCCAAAAAGAACACCTAATATTTCTCGGGAGTTTGAAATGATAGATTATGCAACTGATAGAGATGGAAATGCTTTACCTCGTTTGGAAGATAAAAATAATCATAGTATAGATGCAACAAGATACGCATTTTCTAATGATATGAAAAAAGGGAAGTGGGTATATGAGTATTAGAGAAATTTTTAAAAATTGGTTTTTCAAGGATTGTTCTGTAATGACTGGAGATGGGAAGAATTTTGAATCATCTGAATATATGTCAACAATATGGGAACAGCCAGGCTTTATGCTACCAATTAAAAAAAAGATTAAGGCTTGTCAAAATATAGAAATGGGCATTTATACAGGAAAAGAAGACGGCAAGAAAAAAGTTGATAATCATATTTTAAATAAAATTTTTAGAATGATTAATCCAAATACATCATTCCAGGACTTTATAGATTATTTAATAGTTTGGTTAGAAGGTTCAAATAATGGAGTTTTATTAGAGCTTATAAAAGGATTGCCCTCACTTGCTCCTGATTTATATATACACTCACCAAATAATTTTACAGTGTATTTTGAAGGTAGAAGGATAAGGGAAATAAGAATCCATAATCCAGCTAAAATAATAACTGGGGATGAATTAAAAAACTATATGTGGCTTAGTTCTCCAAACTATGACAACATAATTGATGGAGTTAGTGGAAATGGAATAGGACAAGGAAGGAGCAAACAGAATGCATTAGCAATATTTGGTGCTTATTTATTCAAGGCTTGGAAATGGAACTGGAGCTTGGCAAATAATTTAGGAAAACCAGGTGGAATTCTTCAAACAGAAGGAGCTGTAGATAAAGAAGACAGGGAAGAAATAAGAAGTAAATATTCAGCTCACTATGCTGGAGCTGAGAATGCAGGTAGTCCTCTAGTACTTGGATCAGGACTTAAATACCAAGATACTTCAAAAGCACCTATAGATGCTGACTGGAGTACAGCTGAACAGAAAGCACATGAAAGAGCAGCTATAGCTGCAGATGTTCCAATTGAGTTAGTTGGTGGCGGTGATTCGACTTATCAAAACAGAAAACAAGCTAAAAAAGAGTTGTATAGAGAAGCTGTAATTCCATTCTTTAATAATTTAAAAAATTGGCTTAATTACTTATTAAGTGATTATTTAAAAAATGGTGAGTACATAGACTATGACTTATCTGGAGCGGACGAATTAAAAGATGATATAGCAGATATTATTCAAAAGTTGGAACCTCTTAAAAATAGAGTAACTATAAATGAATATAGAAGGATTATATCAGAACTTACTGATTTAAGTTTGGAGCAACTAAAAGGCGGGGATGTCTTACTTATAAATGGTGGAGATATGACACTCGAAGAAATTACAGAGCCAACAACAACAGAAGGTGAAAAGGCTGAGGATGTATGAAAAAGGAAGTTCAAAAAATAAAGGCAATTAAAGCACTAGAAAGAAGACTCAGTGCAAGGAATAAGAAAATTATAGAAAAAATATTCGTTGAACTAAGAGATAAAGTAATTGCAGATAATTCAAAATCTTATGATGTAAAAATGATAATAAATATTGATTATGAATGGCTTTTGAAAAAGTTTAAAAGTGGACTTGAAGTAATTTATCTATATACATTCGAGGAGACTTTTAAGGGCTTTCAAAACATCTACAAAAAAGTAATAAAACCTAAAACTATAAAAGGTATTAGAGATTATTTTTTAAAAAATTGGAATACAAAAAATGCTGGAAAACAAGCAACTAAAATGACAGCAACAACAAAAAATATTTTAAATAAGATAATTACAACAGGACAAGAAGAAGGCTTGTCACATAATGACATGGTAAAAGAACTGGTAAAAAATATTAATGGAATGACAGAACAAAGGGCTAGCACAATAGCAAGAACTGAGACAAGTAAGAGCATTAATACAACAAGTTATGAAACTGCCAAGAATGTGATGAAAGAAAAATGCTGGATACATGTTGGTGGGAAAAAAACATACAGACCACACCATAAAGCTATAAGTAATAAATGGGTGGATATAAATTATAAGTGGAAGTTAAAAGATGGTGTGGAAGCTGACTACCCACACCAAGATACTTTACCTGTTTCTGAGGTTGTTAGATGTAGTTGTTTAATTATTTTTAGATAAAAGGAGTAGGTATGTCAAAGAAAAAGATAAAGAAAAGAATTAATTTTTCTGATGAAACATTAAATTTTACTTGTGAAATTGAAAAGTTTAAAGAAGAAGAAGAGACACCAGGAAGATTTACAGGAATACTTGTAAATATGCAAAATGATAGTCTTGCAAAGGGTGTTTACAGATTTAAAAAGGGAAGTATGCAAGGGAATAATGGGAAAACTTTACTTCTTTTGTACAATCATTACGGTGAACTTTTACCAGTTGGGAAATTAGTAGGAGAAGAAACAGAAAAAGGGTTTGAAGTTATGGGAGAATTTCATTTGTCAAAAGATGATAATGGTAATTATATAAATCCTGAAGCTGTAAAATTATATTCACTTATGAAAGAAATGAAACTACCTTTTGAAATGTCAGTGGGTGGGAACATTGTAGATTATAAAGAATATAGTGAAAATGGTAAGTATTACATAGATATAAATAAGTTTGAAGCTCATGAGGGAAGTTTAACACCCAAGGGAGCAGTAAAAGGAAGTAAAGTAACAAGAGTATTTAATAAAGAAAATGGAGGAATAGAACAAATGGATAAGGAACAATTAAAATTATTAATGGCTGAATTATTAGCAAACTTTAAAACTGAGTTATTGGAAGCTGGAACACCAGAAGAAATCAAAAATTTACCTACTAAATTCAATGAAATTAATTCAAAGTTTGAAGAAATTAAAACTGAATTAAATGGAGAATTTAAAGCTGAAATTGAAAAGCAAATGACTGAGTTTAATGAAGTTATTAAAGGATTAAAAGCAGACTTTAAAGCTACTCCAGCAGAAGTTACAGTTGCTGAACAATTTAGTGCAATGATACAAGAAGTTGAAAAAAATGGAAAAGCAACAGAAACTGTTTTTAATTCAACAACAGAATTAAATTTTTCAGCAGATCCTGCTAATACAACTAATACATCAAAAGCTATTAAAACACAGTATGTAAATACAATACTTGAAAGATTAGTTGAGCAAAATTCAGCACTTGGAGATATAAAGTTTATTCCAATAACAGATGGAAGTCTAACAATTCCAAGAGAAGTTGCAGGTTTACCAGAAACTGGTTGGATAGGAGAGGAAGCAGACAGAGAAGAAACTTCTGTATCTCAAATTGACCATGTAGTTATAGCATTACATTCATTGTATGCAATGCCAAAAGTAACTAACAAATTACTTGCTACCAACTTTGTAGGATATGCTAATTTCTTAATAAAAAGAGTTGAATATGCTTTATCTTTAAGATTAGCAGATGCATTATTTAATGGAACAGGGACAAATATGCCTACTGGAATTTTAAAAGATAACAAAGTAACACAAGAAATTGAAATAGATACAACTGATGACACAACATTTGTTGATTCATTAATAAGTGCTTACTATGCACTAGATGAGGAAGTTGCAAGAAATGCAAAGTGGTACATGACTTCTGAAACTTGGGCAGGGGTAGCTAAATTAAAAAATAAACAAAAAGATTTCTATATTACTGACTTAAACAATGGAAATGCAAGAACTTTAATGACTAGACCAGTTGTTTTAATTACTTCAAAAAATGCAGGATTAAAAGGGATTACTACAGCAACAGCCAATGAAATAGTTGGAGTATTTGCAGATTTAAGCACAGCAGTAATGGGAATTCAAAACAATGCTATGACAATGAGATTAGAAGATAAAGTAACCTCTAAAGGGTATACAAAATACTACATGGAAAAAGGTGTAGGTTTAGGAGTTCAATTACCTGAGAATATTTTAAAATTGAAGAAAAAAGCATAATTTAAGAGGGATTATTCCCTCTTAAAGTTCTAGCAAGGAGAAAAAATGAGTATTAAATATGATTTAGAAATTGCTAAAATGCTCACAAACATTGAAGATGAAAAGCTTCTAAATTTTTATATCAATGCAACAA